TAATGGTTGTTTTATTGGACACCATCGGCTGACCCATTGGGTCTAGCATAGGCTGACCATCTGGCCCCATGATCTCCTCAGTCTCTACAGACTGTCCGACAATCTCTCGGGTGCCATCCAGCATCAGTAATGCAATCTCGTTGTCAGTGAGGTTCTGATACGTCTCCTCAGTGACATCGATCTGCTCGTCCCAATAACATTTAAGAGTGCCGGTCTTGGCAACCAACGCATCCCAAAACCACTGATGTAGCAGCGCAAACCCTGGGTTGTCTTTGTAAAACACCCAGTTTGCATAATCGGTCGCTTGTTTAGCGCCTTCCTCGTCTCCAGGGCCTACAGGCTCATACCGGGCAATATCATCGCTCGCGGTAAATACGCGAATCAACTGAGGCAATGCACCGTCTACGGATTCTGCAACCTCGCCAGTGACAATCTGGCTGCGCCCGTCGATCTCGTTGCCGTACGGGTTTCTCAGGTAGTAATTAAGCGCTTCAGCACGCTGGCCAGTTGTTTCGCTGTCCAGCATCCCAATAGCGTCGTCGATCTCCGCGCTTACGATTGCGGCAAGGCGTCCTTCATCCATTTCTCAGCCCTCTTAATGTATGGCCGTTTTTCGGGTTGCTCCAGCAATTGCCGCAACTCCTCGATCTGTTTACGAAGCTCAGCCATATCTTTTTCGTACTGCTGGCGCATAACAATATGGCCCTGAGGGATCATCATACAACCCACCTCGTATTTACTGAAATTGGTTTACCCCAAGCGTCATTAGACATCATATCTAAACTTTGGGCAAGGTAACGCCACGCATCCGCAGCGTGGGAATGTTCGTCATGCAAAGGAGCCCCAGCCTCTTGTGTTTGCTGGTTTATCTGTCTGCGATACCTTTTTAAGTGGTTTACCAGCTCCATACAACGGTCAGCATCAAAGTAAGCCCTTGGGAACACCATCCTGGCAAGCCGTATTCCTTCCTCCGGGTTTCCACGGGAAAGCACGCTTACAGACCGTCCAAGCGTTGTTAATAACTCTTGAGTCGACTTCCCAGACTTAAAGTCTTTATGAGCGCCGTCATGCGGAATGAAGTCTGTTCCCCAGTTCCATTTGCGCTCTTGAAGCTGCATGACGTAGCTATCTATCGTCCTATGCGAGTCCTCAATAAAATCAATAACACGGACTTCAGAACCAACTCGTTGAACGCAGATAATCGACATAGAGTCATTCCATCCCAAGTCCCAAACTGTGTGGACTTTAAGCTGCGGGTCGTATGGAACAGCCCTGATTCTGCCTTCCCTTTGTACCGCTTCCATCTCTGAGGCGTAAATAGCTCCTTCAACGGCAGGCCGGCACTTGCCTTCCCATGTCGTTAAATACCCGGACGGATCACGCTCTAGCCACTGCCTGCGCTCTTTGTCTAGCTCTGGAGGAAACCAAGGGTTGTCACTCCAATTCATCTCGCAGACCCACGCACCCTCTGGCGGATGGGCAACGAATCGTGTGAAGGTTTCGTCTGTGTCCAGCTCTGGGTTAAATGTGACCCATATTTCAGACTGCGGCTTGCGGATAGTCGGAATCAGGATGTCCCAACTGCGTTTAGAGCAAACCTGCGCTTCCTCTACCCAGCAGATATCCGTTCCCTCATAGCTCTTGAGGTTCGCAACGCCCTGTTGCCTGATGCCTGCAAAGGTAAACTCTGTCCCGTTCTTGCCGAGAATCTTGTTCTCTTGAACCTCGTAGAACTGCTCTAGACCGAGCTGCTGTATCTGATCCTTCAAAAGCCTATGGACAGATTCCTGAATGGATTTCTGCGTCTCACGAGCGCATAAAATCCGCAGCGGCTTTGTCGTCCCCAGAGTCACTAATGCCCGAGCAACCGACCAGCTTTTAGCGCTTCCCCTGCCGCCATGAATGATCTTGTAGCGGTTAGGCTGGAACAAGGGCAGCAGCTTATTCGGTATCTCGACTCGCGTTCGCAACGCCTACGATCTCCAGAACGGTTTGGACAGGGCCGCCATTTTGCCCAGTTACCTGCGTTTCTACAGGGATGAGCCTAGCAGCGAGTTTATAAAATTCAGTCAGATGCTTTGGGTCTTCTTGTGCCCACAGAACCATGCGCTCAGTTCCGCCTAGCTGATGGAAAGCCTCAGCGATAGCCAGCTTCATGCTGTGATGGACTTTGTTTGGCACACCCTTGGGACGACCAGCGCCTGCTCTTGGGCCACCCCTTCTAATTTTCTTTTCTATAGTTTCAATTTCCATATCGCACTCCTACTAAAGTCATGCGAGTTTACTACGCTTTGCTATCAATTCGCTAATATACGGGTCGTTTTCCTGCTCTTTGGTCGGCGCATATAACGCTCGCTGACGGTTATCTGTTATCCCTGGTTGGCATAGATAGTACATAGCTAGACTGTTTCTGGTGACGTTATCAGGACAATCTATCGGCTCCGGTAGTCCATGCCATGAACCGCGAGTATCGAAAATGACTGCTCGGTTAAATACTGGAGCGATCTCTTTTACTAGCTTTTTCCTGCCATCGTACAGTCCTAAATGCCCACCCCAGTCTTCATCCCAGTCTGGCGTCAGGTAAACGATGACGTTTAGCCTGCGCTGAAGGTTTAGTTTCGGATGGATGTTGTAATCCAAATGTACGTTGAGCTTGCCACCCCTGCCGTGCTGATGAAGTCCACCACCGTGCAAACCGTAGTCAGCAATGATGTGCTCGCCTATTAATGAGCCAAACTCGCCTGCAAGCCCCGCCAAGGTTGTCAACGCTCGGTAAGTGGCTGGCCCGAACCTCTGCCAGTTGTTGCACGTTTGTTTGATCTCTAACGGGTTGTCATATCGGAACCAGCACGGGTCATCTTGATGCGGGAACTCTGCGGCTATTTCTTCCGCCTCTTGTAGACAGTCATCGGCTATTGCATGCCAGAATGGCTTGTGGAATATCGTTAGGTTCACTCTACGCTCAACATCTTGACTGCTTCTTCTTCGCCTGGAAATACGACAAAGTTACGAGTGCCTTTGCCTGCACCGCGAGAACCTTGGTCTAAGTACCTGACCCCAGGAATTCCAACACTTCTAAGTTTTTGTGCGACTTCCCCAGGGCTTCCGCCTATGTAATTTGCCATTGCATTTGCGCCAGAAATACCTTTCTCCACATTGAACTCAAAGCTCTTGCGAATATCAGGATCATCAATTACTGCGTTTCTAATTGCCTTTAGAACTTCTGGCTGCTCTTTAAGTGGCTTGTCGTAATCCAGCATCTTGCCAATCATCTCGTCTGGGATGTCAACTTGGTAAAACCCGCCAGTTTTGCGCTTGTTAAATTCTTTTAATGCTTGCTGATAGGCAAGTTGCGCTCGCTGAAAATCTTTTCCTTCAAACCCTCCAAGAGATTCAGAAATTTGTTGCGGAGATTTATGCATCATAAAATCTTCTAACACTTGCATAGCAGGGTAGTTTTGTTGACGCTCTGCTTGAGAATAAAGCTTCAAAAACCTATCTTCCATAGGAAGATCACGAGCCATGTATGCCCTTGCAACATCAGGCGACTCTGCAAAATACAACCCGTGCCCATACGCCTGCGCTCCCTCGCCCGTGCCAATCTTAGAAGCGTCAAACTTGCTGAACCTATGCGGACTGCCGTGATACGCAGTAAGCGCCAATAGCCCTGCAAGCTCATCCGACCCTTTGGCGGCTTGCATGACATCAGCCAGCAACCCAGGCACCTGCGCAGCGGCTTTCATAGCCCCAGCAGGGATTCCGACAGCAGGCATATTACTCACCGCTTGACCTGTCCTATACGCTTCCTCTGATCCGTATTCCGGCCTTTGCAATCCTAGGAATCCACGACCGAATGGCCCAGCGACATTAGCGAACGGCTGCCCGATATACCGCTGGTAAGTATTGGCAGGGTTTATTGCCTGTAGCAGTTCTTCCAGCGTAGCCATGTCATTTCGCCTTATTCCTTGCGCTAATAGCCTTTGCCTTGGCCTTGGCGTCCGCTTTAGATGACGCGCCCCACGCTCTCAGCGACAACAGCAACCGGGTAGGCTCACCGTTCTTGTACTCCGGCCCAGGCATGTTACCCATTCTCGCCAGAAACGATGCTCGCCTTGGATTATCACCAGACTTGACTGGAGCCTTTAGGTTGCTCCCAGGGTTCTCTCGCTCGTAAGACTTGCGCCCAGCCTCATTCAACCCACCCTTGGGGTTCTTGCCAGCCTTGCGAGTCCACGCCGCGCTCATTCTTCTTCCAGCAGCTTGGCGATTTTGAGCAGGATCTTCTGCTTGGGGTTCATCCCCTTGACAGGGCCACCAGACAGCCAACGATCACAGGTCATGTCTTCGCTACACACAAAGTCATTCTGCGTGCAATACCCATAGTCGTCGTCATCCGTGCCCATGCACTCCATCATCTCCGGTGTCTGGATATATGCTCCGCATTTACCGCAGGAGTATTCCTCCTCGTCGGCTTCCCGGTAGTTAGCAGAAGATACCGCCTTTTCGCGGTTTTTATCGTTTGCCTTCTGATCCTGCGTGACGATTGGGCAGTTCATTTCTTTTTACTCGGGTAGGCTGGAGCGTTGTTCTTGGCAGGCTTCGGTTTTTTCTTGTAATTCGGCTGGTTGGTCGTGCCCATCATTTTTTCCTTGCTGCACGAAGGTTATCAATTAAATTTGGATAGGGCCTACCCGCAGCCTTGGCCATTGCCTTTGCCGACCGTTTTTCTTTAGCCGACAACGGGTCAGGTTTGCCCAGCTTTTTAGGACGGGGCTTATCCCAGATTGCTTTCATTTTTTGCGCCCAGGCATTTTGCCGTAAGACTTCTTGGGAGTTTTGGCAATCATCTCTTTGGCCACAGACATCGGAACACCCGTTTGCTTTGCAACCTTCTTGCTGCCAGCGGCTGCGTACATCAGCCTTTGCTGGGCTTTGCTGGAGATAGGCATTCAATCCTCCACGTAGTGTTCGAGATGACCAATCCGGCCACGTACCCCTATTTTACCCACTTCGTGCAAAATGTCACGTGGTAGGAATTTCCAGAATCCGTGCTCCAAATCGAATACCCTGCCAGACTCCCATTGCCGCCAGTGGAATTGCTGTATTTCACCCAGCACACGCCTGATTTGCGGAGCCAACTCTCTTGAGAACGAATACAGCCGGGTCATCAGCATTCCATCTGTCCCGCACTCATCCTGGCTAAACCCGGTCGGCAATCTCTCGCGGAAGGTCGCAAGCCTGTGACTCTCAGGGTCGAAGTCGTCCGTCAGCACATATCTCCCTGAGAGTTTAAACACGCGATCAGCATAAATAGGCTGACGCAATAACTCCCTGGTCGTGTACGCCTCTGTCGCCGACTTTCGAAACCCAAGATTCCACGGTTTGCTAGCAACAAACTTGACATGCTCATCATCCCAGAACGGAAACAACCTAGCCCTGGCTGGCAAACACCCCACAAACGCGCTAGAAAGGGCTACAGGCGACGATTCTGCAATCCAGATATCCGCAGTAGGGTAACGCGTCCAAATCGATTCTAGCGTCTCTAATGTTTCCTGTAGGCGCCGATCATCGTTGCATATTGCGCTGTTGACGATAAAAAGCATCACCAGACCCTCTTAGTGCTGTTCCATCCCTGAGTGGCAAATATCTGCCCGTTCCCCTTGTACATCTCACCGGCAAAGTGTTGCGGCAGAAAGTAGTGACTCGGGTAAATGGTGATGTCTCTGAACTGATGGTTATGGACGGTCTGAGTAAGTCTGACAGGCCCAGAGTATTGCCACGGGGGTAGGTTCCCAGGGTCTTGGTCGAGCATGTCTTGGATGATCTGGCCGATCAGTGGGTGGTCTGGAACCGATCCCACGACCCCGTTGGCGATCAATCCAGGTCTTGAGATTTCCGACTCCCAACAGGCAAATAGGTCTGGTTCTAAAAGCCAGTCTTCCAAAGACCGCACACACTCGGAATCAGCGTCTAGCGCAATGCCGCCAAGCTCGTACAGGATCTCCCAGCGCATACAGTCTGCAACACCTGGGAAGTTGCCCCAGTAGTGTCGCATCCGCTGTGCAAGCCGCCACCCACGTTGGAGTGACTTGTTGTTCCAAACCGTGACCTTGTAGTCAGGGTTCAGCAGCTTCCAAGTGTTGATCGCTGCGTGAGGGGTTTTTGATTCGTCTCCAACCCAGACAATGTGCAGGAGCTTGGGAATCATAAAAAAATGCCCCTAAGGAGGGGCAAAACTTCACAGGAGACATTTCCAGTGTACACGGTTTCCCTTCTTGAGTCTAGCCACAATCCCACGGGTTTCCAGGTTGTCCAGCACGTTGATGGTGTGTCTCTTAGATACCATGAACCTGTCGGCAATGGTTTGCGTTGTGTGTGGCGTTTTGATGGTTTTGATCCAGCGGATTAGTTTTTCTTCAACAACCATTCGTTACCAACCCTCTTGTGTGTTTGCTCTAGCTCTGACAGCGTTTTGCATCGCCTGGATGATGCTGGGCCTACAGTGTGTTTCTCTAAAGCCTTTTGGTTCTGAAACATCCGCAGACACTTCTTGCATTCGATCATCGCTGCACCCAAAAAGTTAAGTATCAGCAATGCTATGACAATCAATCCTTCCGTTGCAACTCAATCTGAGCTGACAATAGGCGAGCGTCTGCAATGATCTCGATACACATGTCTTTGGCTTCTTGATAGCGCTCGTGTACAAGCAGGTCATAAATCTGATGAGCCTTTTTCTTGAGACTCAAGCATCCTTCTGAGTAGTCGACCATAGATCCTCCCACAAAGTTTTATTGAAACGGAAAGCTCTGCGTTCTTCTGCTGAAAAACCGCCAACCTTGAAGTTGTCAGTGTTTTGCATGATTGCTGTTATTCGAGAACGGAATTGCCCAGCATCAATATCCAGCCAATGCAAGTAAGACTCGATTGCGTCCGACCAGATGAATTTGTGCGCCGATTGTGCTTCTGATTGCATCTCCATCCTGTTGTTGACCTTGATCGGTTTCATACAGGCGTCTCTCAATGCAAGGCCAATGACAGCAGCAAACAGCCGTTCCTCTGGCGTCGATTGCACCCCTTCATCGGTCGTATAAAGGTTCTGC